ATTTCAATTGAACCAGCATTAAGCGCCATATTGAGCCTCTACCGTAAGATGCCTTTGATATGCTTGGCTAGTCGATTTTGGTCTTGTTCGACTACCTTGCCTGGTGGCGGACAATCAGGCTTAATTGACACCTGAAGTTGTTGCACATAAGCCGCCGAGCTTCTCCGTATTATACCCAATTCCCAAGGCTTTAGCTCAATGCCGTTCTGTTCTTGCCATGATTCCATTTCTTGCCAACTTAATGGCACATGGCCCATACCTAAATTGGTATAGGCTCCCATGCTCATTAGCAAGTCAAATAAATATGGACAAGACAGATCAGGCCAGATTATTTCCTTGCCAGCAGCTTCATACTGCTCTATACGACTTTCCTCCGACTTTTCAGGCACTGTATATAAATATACATAGTGCCTGACAAAGTTAATTATTTCGTCGGAGATGCTGGCATAAAATTTTCAGTGTCGCTCAAGAACTTTTCAACCTGCTCCGTAATGTAGTTCAACTTTGGATTCAGGTAAATATCAATCGGGCTGACAGGAAAGTTTTCAACTGACGCCGTGACTGCCGCATAGAACTCGGCTTGCTGTTGGCGAGCTTCTTCAGCAGCATTCTTTGAACCCTTGCCGCGCAACATTGCAATGGATCGAGCTTGAACAGCATTGTCCAGCCGATACTTTGCATTCACAAACTGCTTGCTGCCAGGGCCATATAGGTTGATAACGACTGGCTTGCCATCAACAAGCAAATCTTCGCCGCGAGGCGTTTGAACTGTCAATGCAGCCAAATCAATAGTTTCAAATTGAGATAAGTCAAATTCTTTAGCCATAATAATCTCCGTTAAAGGTTATCCTCCGTAAAAAAAGCGGGCGGGTGACGGAGGAACACCCTTGTCGGCTTGCGCCCTAGCCCTTAAACCAATTATACAGTTTCGAGATACTCAACAATACCGACACCGTTGTCGCTGGTAGTAATGGAAAGAGTGACAGATGCCATACGCATGGTGTCAACGCCGCCAGTAGCCTTGGTCAGTGTCAAAACCTTAGCTTGGAAGAAGTCGATGTCGCCATTAGGATACTCAACTTCAAAGCTGTAGTCGCTGTCGCTATCCAGAGCTTGCTTCAGCAAGATCATGCCAGCATCATCACTGTCGTATGCAATCGAAAGTGTCTTGGAGCCTTCATTGAAGGAACCTTTATACTTGCGAGTGCCGCGAGTGTCGATAGGGTTAAAAGTAACTTCAGCATATTCACGACCGTGTTCGCCACCGTCCTCGATATTGCCGATGTTTGTGTAGGTCAGCACTTCGTAACCAGCAACGTCAAAGCTTGCTGGAGTGGTTGCGCTGATGCCAATTGTGGTTCCTGCAACGGTTCCAATAGACATAATAAAACTCCTTTTAGTTAATCGCTATAAGCGATACGAAAATCAACAGTTGAATAGTTCGTTCCAGTTTCGTCATCTCTAAAATCAGTTCCAACCAAATCAAGAATGACACTATCCGTTTGTACGCCGTTAAATGTTCCCTGCTGGTGATTGCAAGCAGCGACAACCAACGAAACAATATCTTTAACCTGCGGATATGAGTTTGCCGCAACGGTTACTTGAACTCTGCTTCTGCGGCGGTTTGATGTCAGGCCGATTGCAGTTTGTTCTACTGAAGATACTAACATATATGCAATCGCTGGCAAAGTTGTGCCTAGTGGAATTAGACTAGGATAAATTCTTACCTTTGGCACTTTTTTTAATAGCTCTGTGTCTTTAGATAGCAAGTCATATATTACTTTTTCAGCCGACATCAATCAGTTCCTTCTGGCAATGGCACATTGATTCCTTCTTTTGTAAGACGCTCTCGTATCCTTTTGGATACAGCAGCGACAGCGGCTTCACCTTTTGAATCAAATGCAGGGCGCATAAATGGCCTTGCCGTAATGCCTGGGTGTCTAGGAATAAACTTTGTCTTTACCAGTCGACCGTCTCTTGCTCTAAACACAAGAAAGGGTTTGTTCTTTGGCACAATCGCATGTGCGGCAGAGCCAAATTCAATAAATGCTGAGTAAAATGCAGACTTGTCTTTATTAGCAGCCCCGCGCCTGCCGCCAGCTCTCGCATAGGCAAACACTGTGCCTTTTTGCGATCTTGAGGATGTTCTTATGGATGCTTTTAATGCGCCAGTTTTATGAACAGAAAGATTCTTTTTTGCTTCATCTGCAATCACACGCGCACCAGCACGAAGCGCAGCTCGCATGATGTTGCGTTCAAGTTTAAGTGGCAGGCTTTTCAAAAACTCTGCAAGCTCCTTACCGCCGACAATGTTTACATCTTTAGCCATTTTCTATTGAGTAATCCTGTGCAATAAATTCCATTGCTTCACGGCGACCAAGCTCGCCTGGCTTGCTTACAATCTCAAGGATGCGGTCATTGCGATCAAGGCAAACTATCCGCATGGTCGGATCAATCTTTTCATCGTATCGCACAATAATCTTGCAAGGGCGGTTGATTGAACGCAAATCTCCAAACGTATATTCGTGCATACGGTTTGTCGTTATATCAGTAATGCTCGCCCAACACTCTTTATAAGTTTGCCACGAAACAACTTCAGACCCATAGTCTGCATCTTTTGTGACAACTTTTTGTTCAAATCGGACATACCGATCCATTTTGCCTATTTGCATTTAGACACCAAGATTCAAGCGATACGGTTGAAGTAAATTATACACCCCTGTCGGCAATGAATTAAATGTCACTCTACTTCCGCCAACTAAATCTTCTTGCCGGTTTTCATAGTAATTGCCAATCAGCAACAACATTGCTGCTTTGATTGGAAACGGAAACGGATATGTGTCTGGACTTTCTCCGTTTGTGTACCCAGCGACATACTCAATCGTAATAGGCTTGCCATTTGTTTGAGGCCATGATTGATTGGTCTCAAGGTAAATTGCGCTCTCAAAAGTATCTACATAGTAGACAGAAGGATCTAATGTCTGCTCATCTCCAGAAGTATCGTAATACTTGACGAAAGTGACACTTTGCAAAGGGCTTAGAGGCAATTTAATTGCAGTTGAATACATTGTATCGCCTGTTGGAAAATCGTCCGTCGAAACAAGCACCGTCTGCGTTGCTAGTGCGCGGCGAGTGTATTGCTCGCACCATTCTCTTGATACAGAGATCAATGTTTCAATATAACTATCATCAGGGTGAATTTCTGGCGATCCAAAAGGTTCCAAGCGAAGATGCTTCCGCGCTTCATCCAAAGATATTGGTTCTGACGTAATCTGAGATGTTATGCGGAAGTTCATGATAAGTCCTTATATTCTTTTATCGCAGCGAAAGGTGGCACTCGGTTTGCATACATGACGCGCGGGAAAGTTTTATGCGCCTTCCAGCCCATGTTAATTGTCATGTAGCGGTTTGTTTTCCAGATAGGGATTTGCACTTCCAGCTTGAAACTAGATGGATACACCGCCAGCAGATACCAGAACTTACCTGAATCCTCTATGCCGTGTTCATATAGCTTCGGGTCAAATTCAAGCGGACGGCTAAACAGGTTATACATAAATCCATAGGCATTATTCCGATACATCCACATGACGCGGCAGAAGTAGCGAATCCACCATGAATTGTCGTAATCCTGCTGCGTTGCCTCACGCAGGAACTTGAAATAGCTCTTGAGGTTAAATGCGCCATACCACCACTCATCAACGGCATTATCGTGTGTCTGCCACCAGCGCAGAGTTCTAGCAAGATATTCTCGGTCAAAGGTATAAGTTCCATTATTCCATGGCTCTCGCTTTACCCTGTCCGTTCTCAATTCGCGAATCACGAATAAAGCGACAATCGGATTGGTTAGGTAGCAGAATATCTCCACTACAAGGGCAGGGATAAAGTAAAGCAGCCAGATGCCGAGGTTCTTCATGGTTACGCCCAAGGGAGTTTTGGTTGCACGACCGTCGGGTTCTTCTGCTTCTCAATCTTGGCAGCGATAAATTCTTCCCACTGAGCCGATGTTTTTGTTTCCGGATTGGTAGAGCTATCCATTGCTGCCTTAACCCATCCGAGTACTTGTTCCTGAGTAAGCTGGTCGTAAGGGATGTATTCGTGGTCAGGGTCGAGCTTGAGCTTTACCGAGCCGAAAGTGTCCTCATGGTATTTGCCATCTTTACCAGCCAGCCGCCAATGCACTGTGAAAACCACGTTCTCGAATCCCTCGTATTCTGGGTAGCACTTCATTGCTGCGACTGACCATTTA